CTGGCTCTCCATCATAGCTCTCCGGAACCTCTTGCCGGGAGCAGGTGTTTCACTTGCGACCTGTGGGGGACGTTTCGGCCAAAGAGATTGCAATACGACGACGTCGGGACTATACATGTACTTCCCACCTTCGAGCCTGAAGTAAGGCTTCTCGAGCTATATCGCGAACTCGTCAGAAAGTTAGTCTTTGGGCTCAGAAATTTCAGCACCAAAGCGCCTCAAATAGTGAGTTTAACGATGCGATTGATTAGCAGAAAGGCACTTCCCAAGTAGATCATCACCGCACGACCTCGCAAGGTCTTGTAGTTCTCTTCTCCACTCTGGAATGTTGAGCAGAGAGAGGACGAACATTTCGTCGGCCCTCTTCCCTTTGGGAAGAACCTTAGAAATTATGATCTACTTCGATCCCATGGACCCTTTAGGAGCTCGACAGACCGCAGGATATGCGGGGGCAGCGTCAGAATCGATGCAGCCCTTCCTCTGTGCTCTTGTGCGGTTATCAAGCCACACAATCCTTCGCTCCTCAGACCTCTTGCCTTTCTCTTAGGGACGCCAAGTCCATAGCTCGCCTAGGTCTTCTGCGTGAAGGCTCGTAGACTGTATACAATGAGAAACAGTCAAATCTGTGCAGTCCATTGCTTCCCTTACCAGCTGCTTTATTAGCTGGATCCTGTCAGGTGGACTCCTGCCCATACTGTCTGCTATTCCGAGAATCTCGTCGGATACGGACAGGTCCCAAGAACACAGATTTACCATGTTGAGCCAAGCCCAACTGGTGGGAACACCCATGAGAGGTCCTCTTTCCTGCCTCTTGTAGTTGTCGTCAGCACATCTCAATGGAGTCAGACCCGCGATAAGGCCCAGACCGACGGGCGAATCAGCTGGAATGTCAAGTTCGGACATAATCCTGTGAGCTCCGGCCCTTAGTACGCCATATTCGAGCAAATCAGTTCCGCCCTTCATATCTGTAGACCTCCAAAGACCTTTGTGGCCAAACCTGATAAAGGTGGCTACGCTCTTTTCCGCTTCCTTACCTGCAGTAACTCGTCCGTCAAGGGCGAGCAGTCTATCGAGGAAGCCTCTTGCAATGGAGGTGAGTTAGACGATTTAGGGTGGGTTGATAGAAGGTATACGCCACTTGTAGCCCCTCTCGGGCTGCAAAAGTAGTTCGTAAGAAAGGAGGGATCTAGACCTCCACACTTCGCGTACTGCCTTCTCGTAAAGTGCATCGCTGTACTCCGGCTGAGAGATCCTACCTTCTTTCCTTGCGATTGCCCTCATGGCATCTCCGAAGAGAGGATGAACCATGCCTCCGAAACAGTCTAAGAACTAGGGATCATTTGGCATCTGGAAGACTCCATCGCGCTCGGGGCTGAAGTTCGGCTCCCAGGGCACTTATCTGTCCTACGCGCCCTCATAAGCCAATATGATCATAAGAATTCCAATCGGTAGGCGTTCCATCGCAACTATTGTTCTCTCGAATTCTACAGCGAACTTGTATTGCTCCATGGCTTTCTTGGTGACCTACTCGTTGAACTGAGCATTTGTAGCATCAAGTAGGGCCTCATACTTAACCTTGACGTCCATCCAGCTGACCCG